CGTCCTTTCATTTGTCAGGTTCAGCATGTAAAGCCTACGTCCTGAGTCGAGTGAGTTCACTTTAGGTCGCAGCGTAGGATAGCTCCTCGGCCGCTTTCGCGCCCGAATCTACCTAACTCCTGCGCCGCTAAACGCGCGCTTGAACAGCCACCAGGGCCGGCAGCTCACCTCCCGAAGGAGCGCCACACCGTTCGAAGCACGCGTCGCTTTGGGAACTGTTTTCCGGTTAGTTTCAAATCACTCTCCTTTGTCTTTCGCATTCCGCCTTATTGAGGGATTTCCCCGTACTAGCGCGACAAGCCACGACTCCTCAGTCGCCGCCCCGTTGCGTTCCCTAGGTACTATCCCGACAAAATAAGGTGCAGGATTACGGCTACGGTGGTATACCAGTCTGCCTCATCCGAGATACGACGACAACCCTTCACGTGCCTTTCGCTCGTGGGGACAATGCCGACGGACCGTCTCCTGCAATACTACTAACCCAAAGGACAGATATATTGTCCCCTCCGGTCGCCAACCACTACAACCATGGCAAACTCACTCTTTCTTTTCTGAAACCCCGTAAGGGGGCGACTCCTGTTCCGGGCTCGTGTGCGCCGTGTAAGGCGGTGGTGCGCGGTGATCCCTCGTGATTAAAAGCGAGTCGAAGATCAAACGCACCTTCACAGTCTCCCTCGGCGGCTGGAGAAACGCGCGTAGAACGGAGGACCACGAAGGAGGCGTAAGCCTCCAACGCAACCCCGGACAACGAGCGTACTCAACAGTCGAGAACCGAGGGACAGGTTCCGCCTTGACAGAGCTGAGACGAAGACAGTCCAGGATCCGAGCTCGCTCGAACCACTGGCTGTAACGAAACGAGAACTTCCAAGCGGCAGTCTCGCGATCGTTCAACTCTATCAAGGTGCTCTCCACTTCGTCCTCAGGACACACAGTGCACAACGCGGCCGGAACAGCGTTATGTCCAACGGTGACATGAGGGACCGAAAAGCCCTCCCCTATAGACGCCAACTTGAACATCCTAGCAAGACGGTAAGCTAACTTTCCGCGAAAGCCTAACTCCACAAGGGTCAAACGAGTTGACCTAAGGAGTGAGACATAACGCTTAAAGAAGACTACCCCGGCGCGAAACCTATTGCTAGGAATCGAACCGGTAAGCCAGGACCTAAAGTTGGTCGCCATCGAATGCGGAAGTTCCTGAGGCTTCAACCTACCCCAGCGCAACGTCTGGACGACCCGAAGGTCGCCACCAACGTAGCGCAGGAGTGTGGAGTTGAGAGTGCCCACTTCCGCATCCACGGACGTCTTAGTCCGCTCCACTTCCAAGCCAAGACCACCGACGACAGACATCCAGTTCTGAGAGGCCGCAGGGCCAGACTGAAACAAAATGTCATCACCGTTGATCAAGCAAGGAAGACTCCTACCCTTATCCGGCAGAGCACGAAAAGCCCAAAGAAAGGCCAAACGATTCTGCAAGCAAAGAAGGGGAAAGGAGAGAAAGGAGCCCATCATTTGTCCTCTTTTCGGACGTACACCGTCGACACCAGCTCCATAAATCAATGGCCTAAGGGCACGCATTGACAAAGAGCGAAGGTGTTCGGGTACCTCAGAAGCCAAGAGGATTTCGGACAGGATCACTTCAGCGACCTCGATGGATAAGCCATCGGTAGCGGACTTATAGTCACCAGAAGTGAGGACCTCGCCATCCGCGCGTCGAAACCCCGCCCTCGAAAGAGTACTGTCGCTAACATCACCTACAGACAACCACCTGAAAGCCCTAAGGCGATCGTAGATGGAGTCATGAAGAGGTTTAAGCAACAGTGACTCGCTAGTGAACTTAGTGAGCGCCCTAGGTTTCCCAGCGGACTGGACAACCATCAGCTCACAGGCTAAGTCACTATCGAGGGGTTCATACGGAGGCTGGGAATGCAAGCAAGTTGAAAGGAAGCGTTCGTGAGAGAACTTCCAATCGTTGCACATCCCGCCGTGAGAACGAGGAGAGTCGACAGTCGAGGAGAGACCAGGAGAACAGTTGAGTACGTTCTTCTCCCAGTACTTCTTGGACCACCCGCGTTGGAAGAGACGACGAGTCTCTACGCGGACGTGGTGAAGATAGCCACTGGGGAGGGGAACGGCACTCGACCGGAAACCTGAGACGACTCCTTCCAAAAGAGGACGTTCCATGCACTTGCAAGAAGCTGGTAAAGCTTTCTTGATACTCTGCCATGCAAGAACCTCTTCAACCGCCCGGGAAGGACAGTCAGAAAGGAGCCCCTTGACAGCCCGCCCGAGGAGGGTGCAGGACGAGCTGTCAAGGTTGACCGTGGGCGTCGGATGTCCGAAGACATACGCCCATTCACAAGTGGCCTGGCGCACATAGGAGAGTGTGCGGGCCCGGAAAGCGCGACAGGGTCGCGGGGTGCCGTCGTTTGAGCGCCG